TCAAGGCAGAGTCGATAATGTTATTTCCACGATTCTCTAGAACATGAACTCTATCACGCTCTACTACCATATTGTCTAGTTCTTCTAGAATGCTTCTTGTTTTTTTACGCATCATACCTGTATTTATCAACGATTCAACTTCGATATCATATCCTTGAGTTCTTGTCGTTTTGTATCGTCGTTTATCTTCATTGGTTCCATCGGTTCTGCTTCTTTCACACCATCACCATTCGCTCGGCTCTTGATCTTCTTCATGATGTCACTTGGTGGTTCTGAACCATGATCCTGTGCGTCTTCACCAAGGTCAGTGATACGCATTGTCTCGACATCGAAACCCAGTTCAATACGCTGTCCCACACCACTTGATGAACGTGTTTTCATAAGTTGAAGTTGATACACTCCACGTTCTTTCATTGAACGGTTAGTCAGAATACCGAATAGGTTGTCGGCTGTATTGATTTTCGAGATACCACCAGAAATCATAGAGTGGTCGAAGTCAATCTCATCTACTGCCGAACGGTTCAACTGAGAAGCCGTGATAAACAAGATGTCTAGCTCTTTAGCAAGGTTTCTTAGTTCCTCAGACACGTATTTGTCTTTGATGAACAGGTCACTCGGTGAGACTTTTGCAGACACTGGCATCAATAGATCAAGATAGTCAATCATCAAGAAGTTTACTTTCTTACCTGTTCTGATTTGAAGCTCTTTCAAGTATGCTCTGATGTGATTCACGTTTGATTGTGCATCCATATATTTGATTTGTAGACCACCGCCAGATTTCTTCCCGGCTGCCTTGACCTTCATTTCAATCTCATCAATGTTACGAAATATATCTCGGGCACAATAGTTAGCAACCATGCTGTCAATACGCATAGCACATAGCTCTTCTGCAAGCTCTAACGTGATATATACACCATTCAGTCCTTTCTGCATCCAGTTCACAGCAATGTTTTGCATGAAGAGAGATTTACCAGAACCCGAACCGCCAGCAAAGATGTTTAGTTCTCCCTTATTGAAGCCACCGTATAGGCGACGGTCGAGTGTCGGCCATCCTGTTGAGTTTTGACCGTTGCTGTCTTTGAGCTTCATCAATCTAGCCCGTGGGTCTTCGAAATAGTTTGTGCCAAGATTCTTGGTCAAGCTGATTTGAACTGCGTCTTTTATCATCTTTTCGATAGGGTCGTAGTCACCGCTCTCAATAAGGTCGGCGGCTTCTAATATGGCTCTGCTCAACTCTTTTTGACGGGTGAAACCCTCGAACTCTTTGAAGAACCAATCGAAGTGTTCTTCGCCAATGTCTGGAACTGCCTCTAATGATACGCCTGTCTTTGCTTTGATTTGCTCTCTGGTTGGCAATGCGTTATGGTCTGCCGCATGTTCTTGCATGAACTTCGCTGGCTTGTGCAAGGAACGGTCAAAGTTCTCTACGTTGTAAATGTCTTGCACACGCACATATGCCTGTGCGTCTTCTATCATCATTTCTAAAAATAGTTTCTGTAAATCTGGTGAATATTCGCTCAAATGTTTTCCTCTCTCACATCAATACTTCTTCCTCATCAACTCAATCTTCAATGGCGTGTCGTGCTTGTTCTTGACCAAATGTTTGAACGCAAATAGTTTGCCGTATTCACATACTGCTGCATTCAAGTCATCTACCTCGGGGTCTGCCCACATCGGGAAGCTCACGTGCCATCCATACTTCAACGCTGCATCAACTAGCTTCTGGCCGGATTCGCCTTTGTCTGGCACCACAACCACCTCTCGGTTCAACTGATTGACAATCTCGGCTTGAACTTCACTTATCTCGTTCCCCATCACAGCAATGCCATCAATAGCCAATGCATCCATTGGACCCTCTGTTAGAAATACCATCTTTCGGTCTTTGGTTTGTTCATCAGTATTGAACACAAAGTCTGGTCCGTAACCACTAAAATACTTACCGTTCTTGGGGTCGTCTATGCTTCGGGCAGTGTATCCGATAATCTTGTTCTCCCATTTGAATGGGATAATAAGACGCCTGTTCATTTTCATTGGCTTTGTCTCGGACGACCAATACATGTTTGATATTTGCACATCACTAAGCCCCCTGTCGGATGCATATAGAATAACATCCTGTAAGTCTTGTGGCATGGTTCTGAAATCACCAATAGCATAGAACGTAGATAACTCTTCGATACGCTTTGCCTTATCTGGCAACGCATGTGGTTCGAAGCTGATTTCAACCTTTTCTTCTTTGTCGATTTCAACGAAACCAACCACCTCACGAACACGCAACGCCTCGAATACCATTCGTTTTACTTCACTCTCTGGCACACCCATCCATGACATAAGATTACGCATCTTGTATCCAAGGTGCCAGCCGGGTTGCCATGCCGTGACGAAACCGCAGTTGAAGCAGTGGTAGGAAATCTTGTCGCCGGTCATAAGCATACCGCCACGACCTTTTGTGTCTGGTGTCTCACCGTTGTATATACAACATGGTGCGTCACCCGATACCCAACCTTTACTTGCTGTGCGTGTTTTTCTACTTGATGTCCATGCGTTCATCAGAGTATTAGTGATAGTATTCATAGTATATTATACTATATTAGAGTATCTTGTGTCTATAAAATCTTTGACTCTACTTGCTATCCACTTATGACCTTCTTCGTTTGGATGGCCACCACTATGAAAGTAGTTACGCTTGCCTTTTTGCTGCTGCTCATGCAACGCATCATACATGCTGTGTCCATCCCACATAAAGTTGGAATCGGGTATTTGTACAGTCTTATTAGGCAATGCGTTGAATGCAATATACGGTATGCTACGAGACTTGCATATGCTTATCATACTCAGGGCACTGGTGTAATGAATCGTATGGTTTAGCTCATCGCAGTCGCTATATGCAAGGTGAGTTTTGAAGACAGGGTAAAATGGGTTGTCTTTTTCGAACCTAACCCAAGAAGTGTGTTCCCAATAGTGTTCTGTGTTATTATACCAGCTATATCTCGAACTCTCGGTGAATGCCATTATGCACATGTCACCATCGCGGTAGCTCTTTTGCCACTCACAAAACTTATAAAACATTCCCTGAATTGTGTTTCCCGGCTCAGATAGATTTAGGTTCGGCCCAAGCTTCCCCAAAAAACAGTTTGTTTCTCGGTACGATTTATTTGCCGCCCATTGCTTATGACCTTCGAGGGCCAATCTAGCATCTTCGGGTAATGTTGGGTCAAGAAGTTCGGAGCCATACATCCAAGAGCAACCAAAACCTACATACTTCATACTCTACCTTTGCCGAATCTTTCTAGATTTTGGTCTGTCAACGCATTCAACTTTACATTCTTGCCATCAAGTATTTCAACATCCATAATCTTGGTTTCACCACTGTTTTTTACCAACCAGTGTTGGCCAGCCCTTGCAACTCGGTCGCCAATGATATTATCATCGTCTGCCTTGGTCTTGGCCGACAATGAAATACGCTGCATACTGTTTGTGTTGTTCATCACATCTTCAATATTCGCCATTACCAGAACGTAATCTGGATTGTCGTAAAACCTACGGATTGCACCCTTGGCAGTAGATGAGTCCATTGCCCACTTTACATTTTGTTGTTCGAAGATGAACTGTGACGCTCTCATATGATTTAGTGCCTATAAAGAACTGTTGCTACGCTATTGGTTGTGTCGTTTTTCTTGAAACGAACAGCACTAAACACACCATTCCAGTTGGTGTATGAGTTTGCTGTTTGTGCTGAATAGGATACTGTCTTGATGTCGAACCAGTTCAATGTGGTTTGGTTCGCAACATCGTCCATGGTGCCCTGCACTACAATAGAACCAGTGAATGGTGCATCGAAATAAAACTGTGCTGTGTGGGGTGCTGAGTTATTGTTTAGTCGAGGCTTAGCATCAACCGAAGCTGTTGTGTTGCCGCCACGGAAAGCAAGCGAAATGCTTTCTCCAAACTCTGGATACACACCATGTTTGACTAGAAGCTGACCGGCTGCACTAAAGTTGTCGTCTGTGTATGCTACATGGTCAACGTTCTCGCCATCGGTTACTTTCACGCTCCATGTGTAATATTGCTCTTTGATGTCTAACAAGTCGGCTTCGCTAATGACCAGTTTAGCAATACCGTTTGGTCCATCTTCAAGCGTCATAGCTCGTGTAAGGTGTGTTGTGTGGCTCTGATTATCTATGATGTTGAAGGTGATAACCTTATCCAGCATATTCACTTTCTTTTGGTCGTTGTTTCTAAACTCAAATTTTATTGTATTATCAATCCCTCTGTAGAGGCTCATATTTCGTGCATACATAATCTCATCCCGATTTGCGGTCAATACGCTCTGGGTAAGGTTGATTCTCATAATCTGGTCATAGCAATAGACGTATTGAACATTCATACTTCTATTTATGCTAAATACTAACATGAAGATATATGAGATATTAGAATCGGTCGGTGAGTTGAAGGGCAAACGCATTGATTCCATGAAAATGCAAGACATGATGCAAACCAAGGACTCAGAAACCAAAAGCCCTATGGTTCCAGCCGAATGGGATAAGCTTGATGACGAGCTAATCAATGACGAAAACGGCTTCGTTCGTCCGCATTGTGATAAGAAAAATAAAAACCCATCAAAATCAGACAACTAAATAGTTTGATGGAAGACCAAACACTTTTCAAGAAGATAGCTGAACGCTATCCATTCATTTCGCACCTGACATATGGTGGTAACGAGTTCGTAGGCATTATCCAAAACAAGGATAAGACTATCACCTCATTATACGACTATTCTAAGATAAAAAGCCTTGATGAAAAGAAGAAGTTCTTGGAGCTTGGTGACACTTGGTGGTGGGAATCGAACCGTCAAATCCCTATCAACATATTCCTAAAGAATACATGGGAAATGTTCAAGCCTATTCTGGTAACAATGAATAGCAAGGACTGTGACATCATCAACGGTCCTTATGTCAGCCTATCAGAAATATCAGCAAAGCGTATCAAACGCACAAACATCCAACTCGTCCGCCGCGTTAAACCAAAATAATCTTGTCTAACTAACTTCTTCAATCAAGTTCATATGCACACGCACAAGCTCTGCGTAGCTCACTGCGTGGCTGTGTTTGAAGTAATAACCATCGTCTGTCTTATCCCAGACGCTTTCGGCCACTTCTTTCCATGGCTTGTCTTGAAGATGTTTCTTACCGGGGCGAATGACTGAGATAAACATAGCCATACGAGCCACACTGTCTGGTTTCATCTTCTGCAATAAGCTGTAATATCGACCGATATGGATAATCTGCTCACAGAACTCACGGTCGGTCCATAGGCGTTGCCAGTTTGGTTCCTTGCTAATCAACTCAACCAGATGGTTTTCGTCTCTAACCAACTCATAAACTGTCACGTTCAAGATGTCGAGCTTATAGTATCCAAGCTCATCAGCCTCTTTGTAATCGAACGAGGCGAGGCCAGTGCGTGGGTCCATACCAATAGGGGTCACATACACACCAGAGTTATGCTTTACCATCGTGCCGCCACGGTCAATAGCAGCATCTGTGTATGTTAGATGCTCTAGAACCTTATCGCGGTCGGCGGTGTCAATGTCAATATCAGGTAAGTGTGCCATCTTTACGCATTTGCTCCCTGATTTTTGTTGCACTGATTTCTTGAGTTTGTTCGTCTAGCACTTCTTCTTCGATTGCGTATCCAACACCACGTCCGTAGCTGATGTTCGTGATGTTTGGAACCAACATCACTTCGAAGTCCCGACCATATACAAACTTCTCTGCTTGTAGTCCTTTGATGATGTTCTTCTTCACCGTCGAGAAATCAAACGGATTGTCATCCACACCTTGAACGTCTCGGACTTGAATCATCACCTGTCCTGTTTTTGCATGTGCCCTCTTGAACAACTCAGTGTGCCCATCGTGCCATGGTTGCCATCTTCCTAATAGTTGGACAGTAGGTTTCTTCCAAACGAATATCATAATCCAGCTTCCTTCAATGTTATCTTCATATATTCTACGTCTGCGAAATAGTCTTCGAACTTCTTTGTCCAGAAGTCTGGGTTGATGTAATCAAAGACCATTCCCACATCGTGTTCGTTCATGTTGCCAAGGCATTCTATACCGGTGTCGCAGTTGTATAGAACCCACGGTGATATGTTTCCCCTTAGAATCTCATGACACACAAGCTGTGGTGCTGCATACTTGAAGAAATGATTCCACGGAGCTTTGTGTTTATCTCCCCATTGTATCATAACCTCGAATGCCCGTTGTAATGTGTCGTTCGGATTTTCTTTCTTTATCATTTCGATAAGATATTTGTCATATACTGTGTCCTGACACCACTTGTCTAACTTCACGCCGTTGTTGATTACGTAGTCGATGAACTTGTCTGGCTTCTTGGCGTTTATCATCTTGATGTGCCGACCAAACTTCACGAATGCGATATAGAACTGTGAGTCCATGAAGTCAGTATACGATGGTGTCTTGTTGGCGTTTTGTTTCAGCTTATAGAAACGCTGATAGGCTTTGAACCCAAGCTGAACGCCACGCTCTTTCTCTTGGTCTTTGCGTCTCTTTTTCTCGCACATGTGGGCGAGCAATGTTGATTCCCGCTGGTATGATTTACCACAGAACCCACACTCAAAGAGCGGCTTTGATTGATTTATTGTCCCATCCTCTTTCCTTGAGTAGTTCCTTGATTTCATCATCTGTGCATACCACGTTCATCGTTTCTAGTTCTTGGTCACCCATATCTGGGTATATTTCTTCTAGCGTCTTCATCCTCTTGGACGCCGATTTCTTTTGCGGGGGGACCCACTCGTGATATTGATTTCCCATGCCGGGGCTGATGTCACAAAGCAAGTTCCAAAGAAGCTTTTTATGCTTGCTATTTACGTCCCAGAACCCAACATTTATATACGTATTTGTTGCTCGTAAATACCATTCTCGAAGCTCGGGCGAACCTCTGACAAATGCCATATATCTAATAAGCACATATGGTTGTATCTCTTTCTGCTGTTCGGCAGAAAGTTTGTCAAAGAAGCCTCGGTCTTTAGCGTCGAGTGCTTTTAGGATTGATGCCAATGGAAGTTTATTAGCCATAGTTCTCATACACCTGTTTTATCTTATCTGCGAAGGTAATGTCGAACATAAACGTATCCTTGATGTCCTTAAAGTGTATCACATAAGTGGTGGTCATTTCCATAAGTATCTCAGTTTTGATTTCGACTCTCTCGTGTATCTTCGTGCGTTCTAAGAAGTCGTATATTTCCTGATAAACCTCATGATGTTTGATGGCAATCCGATACACTCTTGGTTCTTCTTTGAATATCATTTATATTTGTCGATGAAGTAATCAAAGTTTTCGGCACCAGTTGGTCCTATTTCCCAAGAATGTTGTGGTGCCCGACCAGCAGAATGTTTTTCTTTCAGACCATCAATCATTACCTTTTTGGTGCCATCCACGAACTCTTTGCGTTCTGCATCAACACCCATTTCATCAAGGCGGTCACACACATCGTTGTATTCCGATACAAGCAGATTATAAGTTTTTATTGCAAACTCATGTTCCGAATCGTCAGCCAATCTCTGGATGGCTTTCTTGCATTTTATCTTGGAGTCAATACGCACACTAAGACATCGCGTTTC